TATTATAACGATTAGATAACGTTAATATCTTCGAGGTCATCGATATGGTCATCGATAGTGCGCTCGGCGTACTCTGTATTAAGCCCCATAGTGTCTGCCTAATGCTGTAAATGAGCCATCCTTAGGATCAATAGGTATTAAAGTAGGCGTTACTGCCTTACCTACCACCTCTAACAATACCACCCCATTCTGCCAATTTGCGCTAGAATGCCTTAAATAAGAGGCTTTTTTTCTATCCATAAGATTACCTACCTCAATGCCGTGTAAGGCCCTGTATCGGCTTCCTACGGCTTCTGAGATACTACTCATACCCAGTCTATGCGTATGCCCAATAATTGTTGAAACGCCCCATTTTTTACTAAGGTTAAGCGCTGTAATTCCAGCGTGTTGGCTGATATTGCCCTCATCGCCGTGAGCCATAAACCAATTTGTGCCAGGTATTTGATACGGCTCTTTACTGTAAGTCATACCCATCTCAGCAAACCCCATAAATTTAGGGTATTGCAGCTCTGGCAAACTTATAAGGCCAGGTACTTTTAATAAAGTATTATAAAGGCGATCAGTATGATTACTGCGCTGTATAATACATTCTTTGCTGTACTCGCTGAGATCCCAAAGTATCTCTTTAGTAAGCTCACGATCAGCGTGAATAGTTTGCTCATAAGCCAAAGGTGTGTTTTCACTCCAGCGGCTAATGGTTTGAAAATCAATCTCATCCCCGACCACCAATACAGAATCAAATTTCTCCCTACGTGCCAACTTAATTACATTTTTTACAGCTGCTATATGGTGAAATGGTACTTGCAGATCACTAATTACCAGGTAACGCTTAATCGTCATCCTCATCGAAATTGTCAAGTGGGTTTTTAATAGGATCTTTGGTATCTACGATCCAGTCTGGATAACTTGACCTATCCATCGCAAAGGCTAGGGCTGTGCCCTCATCCATTCCAGACTTACGGCACGCCATATAAACCTCATTAGCTGCTATTGCCCAGAAATCCAGTTTAGTAAGTACAGGCTCTTTAGTCGTCCTGCGCTTACGTACTGGCTTCTTCTTTGGTTTGCGTTTAGTAGCCATAATTAAATTATGACTTACTGATTAAAATAAAGAGATCATCGACACGCTGCTCTAGCCTCGAACTTCTTTGGTCAATTCGATCAACAGCATCTTTAATACTGCTGCCAGAATTCGGACGTAATTCGTTTAACCAGCCTTTAACTAGAAAACGTAATCCTATTAGCCCGCCTGATAGCACGGCGATAACGCCAGCGCCAAAGCCAGCCCACTCTCCAGGTGTCATTTGACATCGGCACCGATGCCATAGGCATTATCGGATTTATCTAAAGCCCTAACCGCTGGACCCGCAAGCGCTGACACAATTACAGCTACAGCAGGATCAAGCCCTAACTCATTACTTGCTAAGAATGTTAAGAATGACACCAATACGCCACGTGCGTATGATTTTAGTACAGCCTTCTGCTTCTTGCTTATCTTCATATCTTGCCCCCTAGTAATGGGATCTCAAATGGTTTTCCATCAAGATCGCCTAGCTTTGTGAAACTGCAGTGCAAATGTTTTATGTGCGGATTTATGCCCTTATATTTACGCCAGCGCCAACCTAATAATTTGCTGGCGATCTTTCCATTATGGATGACGTAAGATATACGTTTATCGGTTTTCGCAGCGATTCGGATCTGGTCAGCCAGATCAGCACTGACCCCATCGGATGCACAAAGGCGAGCATCAATATCAACTGCTCTGACCCACCCCAGTTTGTCTGGATTATGATCCGATTTTCTGGCGGCGTGACGGCTATCGCCCACCCACCCATCACTGGCAGTACGCCTATCTGGAAACCACGTATCAACTTGATCTCTTAACTGCACACCAGCTGCGCATAACTTTGGTTTCATCGTTGCACACTTCCCTGAGATTGTGCTACAAACCTAAGGCTTGCAAATCCTCAACAGTTAAACCAAGTGCTGCAAGTTTTGCTTGTGCTGATGCTTTGGCTTCTGCTTGTGTTGCTTCTTGCTCTGCTTTCCAAGCATCATATTTTGCAAACCCTGCATCAAAGTCTGCTTTGTTAATTGCAGGTTTATTTGCTAACCAATCTATGTTTTCATAATTTTCGCCACGACATACATATTCAACGCCTGGACACAGCATCTTTAAAACTTCCCACGGCTTAGCCATTATGCACCTATTTCCATTACAGTAATTGAACTAGAAGTGGTGTTGCTTGTGCGATAAGCACTTATTCCAGAGTAGCCACCACTTACTAATGAACCAAATCTTACTTTGTAAGTTGTTGCTGAGGTAGTAGCAGGCGAATCTAAATACACCATCGACACACAGACATTGTTTGTGATTGCAGTACCAGTATATGCGTTTCCATCACCACCATCATAAACTTTAGTGCCACCTCTTGTAATTTCTAACTTTACTGCGTTGCCTGAATTAGAAGTGTCTTTTGTTATTCCATTACAATTTGCAAAAATTAAAACTTTTGAAGTTGCAGATGAGGGAGTAATTGAAACTTCTAAACCAGTATCAGACATTGAAGTTGAAGTTGTAGATACCTCGCCTGTAAGTAAATCCGTCAATACCTGCAATACTTTTCCACCACCAGCAGGAGCAGCCCAACTTGGCACACCGCCAGCAACTGTAAGGACATTTCCAGTGCTACCAATTCCAAGTCTAACTGGTGTAGATCCTGGTGATGAGTAAATAATATCGCCAGTGGTTGTCATTGGGTTAGTCATACCTGTTGTATCTAGGTTTGCCCAAGCGCTACCTGTGTAATAAGTGGTTATGTTTGTATCTTTTAGATATGCAAAGTTACCTTCTTGTGGTGAGGTTACTGCCGCATCTCTAGCTGTTGCGCTAGCAAAGACCCACACGCCTTGCATCAAATAGCCATCGACATCGGCGGCGGTTAATACTTCGCCTGTCGTAAAGTCCTTAAAGCCTAATCCTGCTGCCATTTTTACTCCTTAGTAACTAAGCACATTATAGTCTAAAGTGCCGTAGATATTGTTATTCAAAATTAGAGAGTCGATTACAGGTTCTAGGGTTGTAAAGACCACTCTAAAGCTATTTGGTGTGATGAAGTTTTGCACGCCAAAGATCTGCAAGGTTTTGTCCAGGGTAGATCCGCCTGGCTGGGTAGTAACTACTCGGATCGGGTCAAAGAAGTCCAACTCTAAAGCTGCAATTATGCCTGTGTTGTAATTAGGCGTGTATAGGTCTAATTCTATGGAATCGCATCTCACGCTGGTTTCAGCCCTACTTGCTACATAAGCCTGGGCATAATCTAGGGCTACGGCATCCGTTTGCATTAGCAGGTTTTGATTGTTGTAACTATGGATAAAGTACTTGTCGATAGATGCTTGATTTATAGCTGTTTGAGGTGCGCCACCTGCTCTAGTAATTTGCGCTGAATTAAAGATCAGTGTGTCATCTAATTTCCAGTTTGCGTTAGCGTATGGAATGCCTGTGCCATCATCATTAAATGTAGTTACTGTGCCACCTATTGATCCAGCGGTTACTGATCTATCTTGGAAAACAAACTCTCCATCGGTGTCTACATATATTGCGCCGTACTCGGATGTGGCTACAGTGGTCATCGCATCTAATGAAGTCCGTGGTGTGCCTGGGTCTGCCTGCATAGTAGTTAAGCCTGGGTCTACATCACGCATAGTCGCTGGCCAGTCGATCTCATCTAATATCTGGTTAATACGTGTGCCTGATAAGTCACCAGCGGTAGCGCCTGTAACTGTAGATATTTGACCATTTTGAAAAAGTCTAAACGCATCTACAGCTTGTATGGTTGTATAGGCAACCTCTGTAGCATCTTTAGGCTGTTGATTGACATAAGATGTAATAAATCCTGAAAACAGGCTATAGGTGGTAGCACCATAGGTTGCACTTATTTGCACCTTTTTCATAGGTGTTAAAAACGTGAAATAAGGACTGGCTGGATTAGTCGGGTTGAAATCTCCGTTTTGATCTACTATGCGTAATGTTAAAGCGCCTGTAATAAACTTATCGGCAGTTGCATTACGACCACGATTACTTTGAATGTAATTTATCTGATCTGATACATCAACAATAATGGCTGCTGAATCTTCTAAAATATTTACATCTAAAATGCCTGTATCTAATATCATCGCTTGGGCAAAACTAGGCCCAGTGCTAAAATTTATGTAAGCATTTACAACAGGCACAGTCATTATTGAATAAACCCTGCTGGTGCTAGATCACCATTTTGCTTATAGATCTTTAATAATAAATCTTGAATAGTTGTCTCAAATTCTTGTAATGAGGTTAGGCTGCCCTCTACGTTTACGTTAATGACAGGGGCTGCTGCGGCCATACCCCTAGCACGATCTACTATGTCACTTGGTGGTAATTTGCCATAAAATTCTTCTGGGCTTGGTATGTCGTATCCAGACTTTACAGTGGTGCGAGCCTTCTCTAATAACCCTGGCAATTTGCTACTTACAGATTCTAAAGTCTGTTCGATACTTCTTTGGACTATGGCTGTATCTGCTGGGTTAGGCGCTGTCAAGGGTGTGCCTGCTGCTAGTTGTTTAGTTTGCACAGCTGCTAGATCGTTTAGATATTTCATTATGTCAGCTTTACTAGAACTTAAAGATAGTACTGCACCATTGAAAGCTGATGCTAAATCAGTAGCGCCTTTGGCTGCATTCATCTCAGCTAAATACTTTTTAGCCAAAGCCTCGTTATTGTCTAGGATGGCTAACTTAGCCTGTATGCGTAGTTTAGTTTCAGCATCGGTGGCCTCGCCCAACGCCTTCATCAAGGCTATGCGCTCAACGTTAAACTTTTCTTCTAGTTTATCTACCTCAGACTTAGCCTTCATTTTGTTAATTTCGTCTTGGCGTAGTTTGTTAGAAGTCTTTAACCTTAATATCTCTTTAGCACGCTCTACATCTCTAGTAGCGCTAGCGCCTAGTGAATAAGTAAAGTTAGATGTTGGTGCAGGTTGAGACAATTCGCCCAACTTTTTTAACATATCAAATAAATTGCCAAACCTCAAAACATCTATTATCTGTTTTATGCCAGGTGCGTTGCGTAAGTCGCTTAAAACGCCAATCAAAGCGCCAACACCAGTCACAACACTTGCAATACTTGTGGCTAGTGCATCTATGTCTTTAGTTAGGTTTTCTATACTTGTATCTTTACCTAACTTGCTTATAGCATCGACTAAACTTTTTCCAATAGTTTCACTTGCATCTGCTGCTGCCACACGCAATAAATCCATTTTGCCTGCATAAGTATCTAGTCG